ATGCAAGGTGTCGTTGGCGGCGCTGGTGGTGGCAACGCAACAACCACCAAAGGTGGCGGTGGAGGTAACGCATCGACTGTTGCTACAAGTGCTCTAGTTGTGCCTTCGGCAGCACCTTCACTTTCATCAACTTTGCTTGGTGGCACCGGCACTACTGCAACTACACCCGGTTGTGGTGGTGGCGGTGGTGGTGCCGGTTCCTACGACGCTGGCGCTGCCGGCAGCGGCGGCAATGGCGGTGCTGGCGCCAAGGGCATCATCGAGATTTGGTACTAGTGCCCTGAACTATCAGCGACACGTCTAAAGGAGCAGCATGACCAACAGCGCATACGCCGCATACGACACCTCATACACACAGCGCACGCCCTACATCAGTGTCGTGGAGTACCAGAACGCTCCAACAGCCATGGACATCAGCAACCTGATCGCCGGTGGTAATGAGCAAGTGCAAATGCAGGCGCTCCAAGAGGTCATTGGCAGAGCGTCGTCATGGATCGACCAATACACCTGCGGCGCATGGGGAACGCTCGCAGCCACGCAGAACGTCGAGAACGGACGAGTGTGGGGAAACCGATCAGGGCAGCTCGTCGTGCACCCAAAGTACTGGCCGATCCTCTCGGTCGACGCCTTCTCGTACTCGGCGGTCCAGACGCAGGTCTACGGCTACGGCGACATCCAAGGTGGCTTCGGAGCCGCAGCCGCTTCGATCACGCCAGCGGGCAACATCTGGATCGAGCCGCAGCAGTTCGTCGTCCAGCCGAGCGGCGTGGTGACGTGGAACGTCAACTCGACCTACGGCATCGGGCCGGGCCAATACTTCTGCCAGTGGACCTACACAAACGGCTGGCCGATCTCGCAGCTCGCCGCATCGGTGTCCGCAGGCGCCACCTCGATCACGCCGAGCGTCGTGACCGGCATCTACCCCGGCACGAGCCTCACGCTTTACGACATGCCGAATGACGAGGTCATTCAGGTCGCCTCCTCGTACGTGCCCGGCACGGCAACCGTTCCGCTCGTGAGCCCGCTCTCGTACTCGCATCCGGCGACGGCAACCGTGACCAACATACCGCCAGCGATCAAGCAGGCGGCCATCCTCCTCACGACCGCATTCATCAAGCAGCGGGGATCGGGAGCGCTCGTCGTCCAAGACATCGGACAGGTCACTCGAACCCAGAGCGGCCACTCGCAGAACAGCGGAGCCGACTGGGATCAGGCCGAGCTCCTGCTCAACCCGTTCAAGCAAATCTTCGTGGGCTACTGAGATGCCCAAGACCGAAGTCCGCAATGCCCTCTACGCCTACCTCGACCCAGCGGCGTCGGGCATCACCTACCTCGGCAGCGTCTACCCGGCGCTCCCGAAGGTGGCCAACGAGAGCGACCTTTTCAACTTCGTCCCGCCGGGCACGGGCGTCGGCGCAGTCATGTATATGTTCATCGAGAACCAAGACGAGACCCGCATCGCCCTCGGCGGCCCACACGACGGACGCAAGTTCCGGCCATACGGCCTCTCGCTCTTGTGCGTCCTGAAAAGCGACCTCGCCGACGCCGCATCGGGACAGGCAGCCTTCGACCTGTTCATCGATTCGCTCACGGCAGCCATCGAGGCGGACCGCAACGCCGGAGACCCGAGCGTCATCTTCCAGTGGGGAGAGGGAGGCGTCAACGGAGGACCCGACATCCGCATCGAATACCCGGTCCCGAAAACCGTCAACGGCGGCGTGATGCTGTTCCAAGCGATCGTGAGAGTCACGGTCTGCGAAGTGCTCAACACCTAGGAGGTTGATTATGCCCCCCCGATACAGTTACAGTGGCGACGAGCCCACGGTCTTCATTTCGCTGCAACAAGACGGCGAGACGTGGGTCCCGAATCATGGCGACGAGATCGAGCTAGACGAGCCGGTGACGCACCCGCTCCTCGAACTGATAATCGCCACGAAGAAGAAGCCCGCCAGCGAGGCGGAGACCGAAACGCAAGCCGCCATCGAGGTGGAGCCGGAGTCGAACAAGACGTCGGTCGCCACCCTCGACCCAGAGGAGAAATAACCCATGCCGTTGATGACCGCCAACTCATACTTCGGGCTCGCACCGGAGACCACCTACGGCACTCCAGTTGCCATCTCGACCTTCACGCCAGTGGACAGCCCGAAGGTCGTCACCGAAGTCACGTGGCTCGACGACAGCTCCTTCCGAGGATCCCCCGTCATGCACTACGATCAGGTCCCCGGCGTGACCAAGGGAATGTACGACGCCAAGGTTTACCTTTACGCCGACGTCTACCCGAACCTCCTTCGAGCAGCGCTCGGCTCGACGGACACCGTCGCATCTGTCGGACCGAGCAAGTGGACGCACACGATCGGCGTCGCCAACGTCCCGAGCACCGGGTCGCAGGCGCCGTCCTACACGATCGTCAACAACTCGGTGGACGCCCCGTACCAGATCAGCGCAGCTCGCCTGACCGACCTCTCGATCGCAGTTTCAGTCGACGCAGCGGTCGAGACGACCTTCTCCTTCATCGGCAACGCCGCATCGGTCGTGGCCTCGGTGGCAGCGAACGAGTCCACACAGCACCTCGTGCCCTCGTGGAACTGCGCAGCCTCGATCGGTGGAGCATCGGTCGCCGTCATCGAGTCGTTCGAAGTGTCCATCAAGCGCAACACCACCTCGATCCACACCCTCGGAGCGCAGGCACCGTACTCGAACTTCCAAGGGCCGATCACGGTCGAAGGCAAGTTCGCATTCGTGGTCGAGAACGGCGAGACCTTCTACGCCAGCGCCCTCACCCGCAACCAGCAGCAGGTCCTTGTTTCAATGACGGACCCGGTGACCGGATACAACGTGCTTCTGCAGATGTCCGCAGTCCAGCTCGAGGCGCCGCAGATCGATCAGGGCAAGGCATACATCGCCCTCACCGCCAACTTCGTCGCCGTCGCCAACACAACGGACGCCGTCAACGGTGGCTACGCCCCGATCAAGACAGTCGTCACGAACGGCACGTCATCGGCCTACTAGCCCGCCGCAGCTCCTCAAACAAAGGGACGCCATGAACCACTCACAGCTGTTCAGCCGCAGGACCGAAGCCAAGGTTGACTTCCGCCCGGACCCGGCGCCGCAGTCACCCTTCTCGCAGATCCGGCGCCTCGCCGCTTACCTGCGATCAGAGGTCGCCCCGGCGGAGGACCTAACCGACTGCCCCGAGGCGCTGAACTACCTCCGGGAATACACGTACCGCAAAATCTTCACCGGCACCTCGCACGAGGACTTCGTCGAGCTCGATCGCAACTACCCGCAGGCAGTCGACTGGCTGATCGCCATCCATCAAGTCGAGACCAGCAACTTCCGCAGCACCCGCAAGTAGACCACCCCTCCGAACAAAGGACCCCGCATGAGCACCACGATCCAACTCCCAGACGGCCACAGCGCAGTCCTCAAAGACGACGTCGACATGACGAACAAAGAGGTCAAGGCGCTTCGCCGAGCAGCCCGAGTCGCCATGGGAATCGCCCAGCGCCTCCAGAGCATCGGCTTCGACGAGAACGACCCGACGACGTGGAGCGCCTTCGTCGACATGACCGATGACGAGGCCGACACGATCGACCTCTTCCAGCGCCAGTGCGTCGTCACCCGGCTGCGGTCGTGGACCATCGATCGAGAGCTCCCGACCACGGTCGATGAGGTCGACGACCTGCCCCGTCCGATCTACGTTCCGCTGACGGTGGCGGCCATCAACATCAACCTGTCGGACAACTTCGAGATGGACGGAGCAGCGGACCCAAAAGCGGCTATCGCCGCCTCAAGCAGCTAAGGGCGGCGCTGAAGGGCGGCCTCCTGCTCGAGCCACTCGACCCGGAGATCGAAGAGTTATATCAGGCGTACAGGTACTGCAAGCTCTTCGGCTGCTCGATCGCCGAGTACGAGGAGCGGCCATACAAGGAGTCGATGTGGCTCCTCAAAATCGACGACACGTACAACGAAGTCAAGCGGGAGATAGAGCAAGCTCAAGAGAGGTGAGGCATGGCAGAGGAGTTCCGGATCGACGGAGTGAAAGGCTTCATCGACAGCATCGATGCGCTCATCGAAGCGATCGAGACAGCCACGAAGATCGCCGTCCGTGACGGCGCCAGCCTCATCGAGCGCAACGCCAAGCAGGGCTTCGCAGGACAGCACCCGCTCGGCACACCTCGCCCGATCCCAGACGACCCTCGCCCGTACGCCGTCACCGAAGCGCTGAAGCGATCGATCGGTCGGTTCCCCAGTCAGCCCTACCACGCCAGCCGAGGAATCTGGCAGCAGAGCGTCGCCCCCACCATGGAATACGGACGCCGCATCGAGCTCGGCTTCACCGGACAAGACTCAGCGCTCCGCACCTACAAGCAGCCCGCATACCCGTACCTCGGACCAGCCGTAAAGAAGGCGATCCCCGAGCTGCCGAGAATCTTCCTCGCTCGCTGGAACGCCGTCCTCGAAAGGCCGTAACCGATGCCAGTCCTCGAACCAGTCGTCGCAACGCTCCTCGCCAACACCAGCGAGTTCGTCGCCTCTCTCGAAACCGCCAAGGGTGAGATGGGAGCGTTTGCCGTCGACTCGGCGACGCTCGGAGAGGCCGCAGGATCCGGCCTCGCCGGAGGTGTCGAAAAGGGCACCACGAAGATGGAGGAGGACCTCGAGAAGAAGGGACAGGAGTCCGGCAGCAAGTTCATGAAGGGCCTCACGGCCAGCCTGAGCAAGCTCTCGTCCATGACGGGCGTTCCGCTCGGACCGCTGACCGAAGGGCTACATAAAGCGCACGAAGCATCAGGTGAGCTCGAGACCAAGTCGACCGGCCTCTTCGGCAAGATGCAAGGCGTCGGCAAAGCAGCCACGATCGGGCTCGCCGCCGGGTTCGTCGGAGCCGCCGCCGAAGGCTTCAACCTCGCAAGGCAGATGGAGTCCTCGACGACCGCCATCTCCGTCGCCTCCGACACATCGGTCGCCGCCGCCGCCTCGATCTCGCAGGCGTTCCTCGACACCGCCGGGAAGAGCGAGTTCTCAGCGACCGAGATGGCGTCCGCCTACGCATCGGTCGCTGGTCAGTTGAAGTCCGCCGAGGGAGCCGCTCTCGATCGCAAGCAGGCGATGGAGTTTATGTCGGCGTCCGACGAGTTGGCGACGGCGAAGCAGATCAGTCTCGGTGAAGCAACGAAGGCAGTCGCCGGAGCGATGCAGGCGTATCACACGCCGACGAAAGAGGCTTCTGCTCTGACTGACGTGCTGCTCAACGTCAGCAACGCCACCGGCTCGAGCATTCAGTCGACTGCTGGTCAGTTAGAGAAGATCAAGACTCGGTTGGGAGCCCTTACACCGCCTCTGTCTGACGTCGGCGGTCTGCTGCTCGACCTCACGAACCACGGCATCACCGGGCGTCAAGCGATGACCGTCCTCACCGGCTCGTTCCAGAACTTCCTCAAGCCAACCGAGCAGGTCGTCAAGGCGCACCGTGACCTCGCCATCGCACAGGCGGACCTCTCTCCGTCGCTGCGGAGTCTCGCCGCCGAGTACCTCAAGGGCAACATCAGCGCCACCGCAGTCTCGAAGGCCACGAAGGGCCTCACGATCGACCAGCAGACCCTGTGGGAAGCGTACAAGAAGGCAGCCGACGCCACGCACACGGCGTATCAGGCGCAGGAGAAACTCGGGATCCAGACCGTCGACTCTCACGGCAAGTTGCTGCCGATGAGCCAGATCATCGGCGAACTGCACGACAAGACCAAGGGCATGAGCGACGCCACGGCGGAGGCGACGCTCAAGGCGATGGGCTTCGGAGGCAACGCCGCCAAACTGCTCCCGATCGTCCGAGCGGGCTCACAAGAGTTCGACAAGAACGCCGCAGCCGCAGCCAAGACGGGAGCCGCTCACAAGGCCGCAGAGGAGCAGGCCAAGACGCTCTCGGTCGAGTTCAAGACGATGAAGGCAACGGCCGAGGATCTCCTCACCAAACTCGGAGGAGCCCTGATCCCGATCCTCCAGAACGTCGGCAAGGCTCTCGGCGACGTCATCAACTGGGTGATGAACTGCAAGCCGGTGCTCTACACGCTCGCCGGGATCGTCGGCACCGTCCTCGTGACGGCCATCGGCTCCTACCTCGCTTCGCTCGCCACAGCCACGGCGGAGTCGATCGTCAACTTCGGCAAGATGATCGCAGCCGGAGCAGGGTGGGTCGTCGAGCAGACGGCATCGGTCGGCGAGAGCATCGCACTCTGGACCATGTACGCAGCCGACTGGCTCGCCACTCAGATCCCAGCCATGGCGACGTTCGTAGCGGAGCACGCCGCCATGGCCGCTGGCTTCGTCGCCGAGAACCTCGTCATGATCGCATCGGCAACGGCGGCATTCATCGCAGAGAACGCAGCCACCCTCGGCATCGTCGCAGGGATCGCTCTCCTCGTCGGAGCGATCATCTGGATGGCGACTCACTGGAAGGAGGTCTGGTCGTTCGTCAAGCGCATCGCCGAAGACGTCTGGCACTTCCTCGACGGAATCTGGCAAGCGATCGTCGGCGCCGTCGTCGCCGCATGGGACTTCATCAAGGACCACATCAAGGTCATCATCGAGACGATCTTCATCATCATTACCGGACCGATCGGTCTGCTCGTGGCGTTCCTCGTCTCCCACTGGCGGACGATCCTCCACGACGTGATGGCGGTCTGGAATTCCGTGATCGGCTTCCTCGGCAAGATCCCCGGTTGGATCTTGGGCATCTTCGAGGGAGCGCTCTCGTGGCTCGCCGGGATCGGCAACGACATCCTGACCGGCCTCTACAACGGCATCGTCGCCGGAGCCGAGGCGGTGTGGTCATGGTTCAATGACCTCTGGCAATTCATCCTCAAGTACGTCGGAGGAGCCGAGTTATGGCTCCTCGACGTCGGCATCAAGATGCTCAAGGGACTCTGGAACGGGATCGTCAAGGGAGCCACGGCGGTATGGAACTGGTTCACCGGGCTCGGTCAGGACATCCTCAACCTCCTCGCCGACGCCGGAACGTGGCTGCTCGACATTGGCAAGAGGATCCTCGACGGGCTCATCAACGGCATCAAGAAGGGAGCGGGTGCCGTGTGGGACACGATCAAGGATGTCGGTCACGGCATCATGCACGCCTTCACGGACGTCCTCAGCATCTTCTCTCCGTCCCGAGTGTTTCATGAGTACGGCGAGCACCTCATGGAGGGCCTTGCCAACGGCATCAAGTCAGGCAGCGGTAAGGTCGGCGACTCGATGAAGGGCGTCACGGACTCGCTCCTCGGCGGCCCGCTCAGCGGGTCCCTGTCGCTGTCGGGCTCGGGAGGCGGAGTCTCGCCGCTCGCCGCTCGCTCGTCGACAGGAGCAGGCGGCACGACCGTCCTCCAAGTCACGACGCCGATCCAGATCAACGGCCAGACGATCGCTCAGACCGTCACGCAGTATCAACTTCGAGGAGCCCGATCGACCGGCACCGTGCTCGGCCAATACAGCGGAGGCTCGCAGACCGGAGCCGCCACCGGAATCAATACCAACGCCATCTCACGCTAAAGAGGGAACCGCATGGCAATCGCTCAAGTGCAGAACACAACGGTCGCACAGACGGCTGGGTCCAGCGTCGTCATCTCATCGCTGACCTCGAGCACGGGCAACGGCAACACCCTCATCGCCACGATCATGATGGGACCGGGAGCTACGGTCGCCTCAATCGACGACTCCCGAGGCAACCCGTGGATTCGAGTATCGAATGCCGCATCGACAGGAGGCAACGCCGAGATTTGGATGAGCCGAGGAATCGTGTCCGGGAGCACGACCGTCTACACGACGATGAGCTCGACCAGCGCCAACGCCACGGTGAACATCGCAGAGTTCTCGGGCGTGTGGTACGTCGACCCGCTCGACCAGTCGACGGCTAACTTCGGCACCTCAACGTCGGCAGCCGCAACGGTGATCACGCCTCGCACGACCGGCGAGCTCTTCGTCGCAGCCATGGCGACGAGTGGAGGATCCGTGGCCACCACGCTTCCAGCTGGCTACACGCCGCTCACGCCGGTCAGCGCATACTCATCGGCCTACCTCGTGCAGGCGTCAGCCACGGCTTCGGTCTCAACACCGACGTGGACACTCGCAGGAGCCTCGACATGGGCGGTGGCCGCAGCCTGCTTCGTCCCCGGCGTCGCAGGGCCGAACCCGAGGTTCCAGTTCCCAGAGACGCTGGTCCAGATGAGCACGACGACGGCCTACCTCACACCGCTCCAAGGGCGAGGCGTGTGGACCAACATCACGAAGTACGCCATCGACATGACACTCGGACCGCTCGGACGCCAGCACGAGCTCGATCGGGTGCAATCGACCAGCGGTCAGTTCACCTTCAACAACCGTGACGGATCCTTCAACCCGTGGAACATGCCGACAGCGAGCGTCGCTGGAACCTTCCCAACCGAGGTCACAGGTAGCCGCACGTTCCTGACCTCGGGCTCAGTTGCGACCTCGTTCACCGTACGCCCGACAACCCGTCCGACACCGGGCCACCTGCTCGTCCTCGTGGCGCAAGGCTCCCCGTCGGCCAACCAGACGCAGACGGTCACTTCGCCGAACGGCGGCCTCTGGACCCTGCGAGATTACAACCCAACGCTCAACATGGGCCTCTACACGAAGATCGCCACGAGCACCGACATCTCGGCGACGATCACGATGACCAACTCCTCGAGCGGCATGAAGGCAATCTGGTCAGAGTGGACAGGAGTCGACACGACGAACAACGGAGGCGTGGACAACATCAACGGCCTGTTCACCGTCCGCCCCGGCACGAGCGTTTCGTCCGGAGCGATCGGAGTGAACGCCGTCGCCAACTCGGCCATCATCGCCATCGCCACACAACAGTCCGGCAACACCATCTCGGCCACGACATCATTCGGTTCGACGTTCTGGTCGTCCCCGACAGCGCCGACGGCGAGTTCGAGCGGAGGTCTCTCCTACTGGTCGACGACCAACTCCTCGATTACCAACGGCACCGTCACGGACAGTTGGACGAGTTCGGCCTCGGTCGGCATGTACGTCGTCTCGCTCGTGACGTCGAACGCCGGCACGACCGGAGCCTCGGGCTCGTTCCTCTACAACGGAGGAAGCGGTCTCAAGCCGATGAACCCGATGCGAGTGACCGCAGCGTGGAACGGCATCACGTACCCGATCTTCTACGGCTACCTCTCCTCGATCACGCCGACCGTCAACGACCCCGTCAACGCCGAGGTCTCGATCGCCGCCAACGATCTTCTCACCATCATGGCGCTCAAGTACCTCACCAACAGCATCTACGCTCAGCAGGTCCTCGCCGCAGCACCCGTCGCCTACTACCGGCTCGGAGACATGTACGGACAGACGTCGGTCACCGACTCGTCCGGCTACGGCAACACCATGACGCTGCTCGCCGGACCAGCGGGTCTCCCGAAGTACGGAGCCACCGGCTTTCTGCTTGCAGACGCCAACACCGCACTCGACCTGACCAACGGGAGCAAGACGGGCAACGGCGGCATCATCGGCGTGAACAACTTCGGCTACTCGGCCTCGGCTCGACCATCCGCCAGCGTCGTCGCTCCGCTCGCCTCCGCCTCGGCGTGGTCGTTCGAGACGTGGTTCCAATACACCGGCAACTCGAACGGGACGTCCGGGACTCCCTACGGGACCGTCAACGTCGCAACCGTCACCGGCAACTCGCAGGTCATCCTCCTGTCGAGCGGGCAGACGGCGCAGTTCCCGTTCGGCTCGGTCATCAGCGGCAGCGGGATCCCGGCCTCGACCTACGTCGTCGAGAACGTGCTGCCCCTCGCCGAAGACATCGTCATCTCGAACGCCACGACCTCGAACAGCACGAACGACGTCCTGACGACCTACCCGGGGACGTACACGCTCTTCTCCGCCTCGACTGCGGCGGGACAGTTCAACCTCCGAGTAGGAGCGGCGATCGACACGACCGGAGCCGGACCGGCCTCCAGCCTCCAGCCGTCGATCCGGACCGGCTGCATCTCGTTCGGGACCTACTCGTCATCAGGCGGGTCCAACACCTCGGGCAACTGGAGCGGCTCGTACTACCTTCCATACGGCCAGTCGACGGCGACGAACCTCATGGACGGTCAGTGGCACTACGTCGCCTGCACGTTCGCCGCCAGCGTCGTCAACCTCTACATCGACGGAGTCCTCGACTCGACGTTCGCCGCTCCAGCGATCAACACCGACTCCGCCGGCAGCATGAACTTCGTCAACCCGTCCGGCATCGCCTTCGGCTGCGACGCCGTGCCATCGCTTCCGCTGCCCGGTCAGCCGACAAACGCCCTGCCCGGCACGATGCAAGACATTGCTCTCTACAGCTCGACGATCAGCGGAGCCACGGCGGCATCGCATTATGCCTACGCCCAGTGGTTCAGGACGTCGGAGATCGGAGCGGCCAACGGCGACTACACCGCAGGACGGCTCAACAAGGCGCTCGCCGTCCTCGGGATCGACCCGACGGTCGTGCTGTCGGTTCCATACCCATTCAAGACGCAGCTCTACGGAGAGACGAACACCCTCACCACGACCTCGGGCCTCAACTACATGCAGACGCTCACCGAGACGGAGCCCGGAATTATCTTCCAAGGACCCGACGGAATCCTTTACGCCTACAACCGGCAGTACCAATACCTCAGCCCGACGAGCGCCTCGACTCAGGCGATCTACGGCGATAACCCGTGGGCCTCGTATCGCTACGAGGGTCCCGGCCTTTCGATCGTGCAAGACGAC